CTTGAGCGTGTGGGCCGGATTGAGTCAGTGGACTATGCCGCCCTGGTGGTCTATTGCTCGGCGTGGGCGCTGTTTGATGGCGCGCGTCGGGCCCTGGATGAGCATGGGCCCTTGGTGGTGGGCCGCGATGGCGGTTTGGTCAAAAACCCGGCGGCTCAGGTGATGCGGGACGCATCCGACACGATGCTCAAATTTGGTGCCCGGTTCGGTTTCACGCCTCGGGATCGCCAAAATTTGGGGATCGGCGTGGATGATGGCGGGGACGACCTGGACGACGCGTTAGGGGCCCTGTAGGGCTAGATTTTGACGTCTAGTCCAGCTTGATCCCGGATGGTGCGCAGCGTGCGACGCATGCTGTTAGAGCCGGGGTCTGATGCTACGAATGCGACACCTTTTGGCCCTTTGATTTTGAGGTGGCCTTGTCCGGTGCGTTCGATGGTCCCTCCGGCGGCTTCAACCGCCTTTAGGATTTGTCGCGCTTCTTTGCTGCGGCCTCTGCCAAGGTTGCTGCTTTTTTTGGCCATGGGGCGATCACTCCTCGTAGCGGTTTCGGAGGTACAGCCACCATCCAGCCAGCCCAGCGCCGGAGAGGATGAGGACGGCTAGCACGAACGCGACGGGCCATGACATGCGGCCCAGTGTAGACGTGACCGGCAAGAGGTGAGGGTGGCGACAGCCTGTCTCGTTGCCCCCGGGCCCGCCGACGACGCCCCTTCCGACCCCTACCCCCTCTCGGGGGTATGTCGCTGCCGCCCCGTAGGGCGGGCGTGGACGCACGCGGGCTCAGAGATGGGGAGGGAGGCAACCGCCTCCCTCTCCACGGCAGGGGTGGTACTGTCAACGTCCCCGCTAGGGCGGGGATAGCGGAGTGGTGTTTGTTGCTCCGAGGATTCCAACGCTGTTGAGATGGCGCGCTTAAGCGCGGACGGTCGCGTCCGCGCCACCGAACCCTATTCTGTGAGGGGCGCTGCCGTGTTGGACGAAGAGCAGAACAACCCGTTCTATTTGCGTGGGCGGATTTTCGCCGTGTTGGAGTCTCTAGAGGTCCGGGCGCATAAGGACAAGATGCCCGTTCCGAGCTTTTTCCACCGTTGTTTTGCTCTTGCTGCGCAGTCCCCTGATGCTGCGCTTGCTCAGGGCCACCTACAGCTAGCGGGCTGGTTGGGGCGGCTGGACGCTGCGGAGGCGGAGGCCTACCGGGCGCGTCTGCGGGACCTGCATGACCGCCTGGGCGGTCCCGCAGAGCCGTTCTGCGGGCCGGAGGATGGATCGCGGTTCCATCTCGGCTATTTTCACCAGCAGTCAGCGTTGCTGCGGTCCGCGTAGTGCAGTGTTCAGCCCTGGAAGGCATCTGCCTTCCAGGGCTGAGTTGTTGGGGCTAGTGGGTTGCGGGTGCTGTGATCTGGTTGGTGTGGAGGGCGTGCCCAGTCTTGGTGTTTTCAAGCGTGTAGCTCTTTGGGCCGAGACCGGCTGCGATCAGCTCTGCGGAGTGCGTCCGCACGTGGGTCACCCTCCACTCTCCCTCTAGGTCTTCCACGGTCACGATGTCGCCACGTTTGAAGTCGCTCATGTTGGCCCCTTCGTATGCGTTGTCACGCTGCCGCATCTCAGCGCGAACTTTAGACGACAGTCGACCGATGCTCGATTCCCAGGCTCGGAAATCGCGCGCCGTTTGCCTCATGGCCTCCGGCCCGATGCTGCCGGGGTCAAGTGAGGGGTCGGGTTCACCGGACTCTAGCCTCTCAGCGAGGCTCTCAAATTCGGCGGCTTGCTTCAGGACCTTCTCGCACTTGTCGATTAGCGCGATCCAGATTTCCTCAAGTTCGCGGGTAGTGAACGTTAACATCGGATCCTCCTCAGTGTTCCTTGCTGACAGGCTCCATTGAAACTTCAGTCATGACCACTTGTCAACCCCAGCGGGTGTAGATTCTGGCCGAAGGAGGGCGGGTTGTGTTGTCGATCGCCGACCATGGGCCCATCAATCCGGCCGATGGCGTGTTTCGGTTTGATCAGCGTCGCGCGGATCGTGTGGTCAGGTTTGTTCAGCGGCTGATTGTGCACACGAAGGGCCGATACGCCCGCCGGCCGTTTGTGTTGGCGGGGTGGCAGGCTAACGAGATCATTCGGCCGTTGTATGGGACGGTCACCTACGATGACCAGCACGGCGAGTGGGTGCGCCAGTATCGGATTGCGTGGCTTGAGATGGCCCGTAAGAACGGTAAGTCGGAGATCCTGTCTGCGCTGGCGCTCTTTCATCTTGTGGGGGATGGGGAGGAGTCGGCGGAAGTTTACAGCGTTGCAGCCGACCGGGATCAAGCATCCCTTGTTTTCAACACGGCTAAACGCATGGTGGAGTTGTCCCCGGTGCTGTCGAAGAGCATTGAGGTCATCGACAGCAAGAAGCGGCTCGTACACACAAAATCCAATAGTGTGTATGCGGTTTTGCCGGGGGATGCTGCCGGGGCCCTAGGCACCAACCCGAGCGCGGTTTTGTTTGATGAGGTGTTGACTCAGCGGGACCGGCACCTGTGGGACTCCATGAGGCAGGGTTTCGGTACCCGGAAAGAGCCGCTGTTGATTGCTGCGACCACGGCGGCTTACACCAGTGCTCAATTCGCGTTGGCGGAGCACGAGTACGGGCTACGGTTGGTCGACAAACCGGAGCTGGACCCTTCCCGGTTCGTGTTTATTCGGGGGGTTCCTCGGGAGGCTGATTGGCGAGATGAGGGCAAACCGCCATCTTCGGAACATCCGAAGGGCACCGGCTGGTATCTGGCTAACCCCGCTTTGGGTGACTTCCTGAATATCAATTCTTTGCGGGCGGAGGCGAGGGAGGCTGCGGAAAAGCCGTCCGCGCAGAACGCTTTCCGCGTGTTTCGGCTCAACCAGTGGGTTAGCCAGGCTGACCGGTGGCTTGATATGGCCGTGTGGGATGCGAACGGTGACCCCGCGTTCGGCCGTGAGGATTTGCGGGGCCGGCAATGCGTTGCCGCACTCGATTTAGCCAGCACTCAGGATTTCACCGCGTGGGTACTCCTGTTTCCCGGTTCTCCTACGGACGCCACGGCGGACGGCTACACGGTGCTGCCGCATTTTTTCCTACCCCGTCCTGCTGTGGCGTCTAGGAGCGCTGTTAAGGATCGGTTGGAGTTGTGGGAGCGGGACGGGTATCTGACGGTCACTGAGGGGCCCACAACGGATTACGGGGTGATCCTGGAACACATCACCCGGGACGCTGAGATGTTCAGTATTGGGCTGGTTGGGTTTGATCCGTGGAACGCTACGCACCTTGTGAGTTTGATTGAGGATCGGGGGCAGGCCACGGTTAAGGTTCCGCAAACGGCACCTCGGTTGAACGATCCGTGTAAAACCCTTGAGTCGGCTTTGGCGGAGCGGCAGCTTTGGCACGGCGGTAATCCGGTGTTGCGGTGGATGGCCGATAACGTGGAGTTGGAGGTTACCGGTGAGGGTTTGATGAAGCCGTCTAAACGGCGGTCCGGGGAAAAGATCGATGGAATCGCGGCACTCGTTACTGCGCTATTTTGCACAATGGTACCGATTGAATCACCGCCTCCTGAGGTGTCGTTCATTCCGTTCAACGACGCCCCTGATAGTGCCGATGCGCCGCTTGGTTCGTTAGAGGCGTTCCTTCAGGAATGGCGGCCAAATACGTAGGAGGTAGCTATGCGATCGATCGCGGCTCTCAAGGGAGGTGTGCCGCTGATCTTTGAGTTGGGCGGATTGGCCTTGATCGCCACCGGGTGCTTTCTGCTGGCGCCAGTTCTGGGGTTCATTGTCGCAGGGGTGGCGCTCTTTGGCGTCGGCTGGGCTATGGATGGTAGGCGTTAGTGGCAGGGCTTAGAGGGCTTTTCGAACGGCGGACGGTTGACCCTACCTCACCTATCGAGGACTGGGAGCGCGAGTTTCCGAGCCTGGGGTGGCTTCGAACATTTTCGGGACGTCGCGTTTCGCAGTTTCAGGCGCGACGACTGATAGCGGTTTATGCGTGCCAGTCATACATCGCTGATAACATTTCCACCCTCCCGGTTGATCATTTTAGGCGTACTAGCGACGGCAGGGAAGAGGTGCCGGCGACGCAGTCGCCGGCGTGGGTGTCGAATCCCAACCCGTTTCAGACGTCGGTGGAGTTTTGGCATCGAGTGATCGTGTCGCTGCTCAGTGACGGTAACGCGTTCATCGCCTTACTACGAAACGATCATGGGCTCATTGAGGCGCTGTATTGCCTGCACCCCAGAGAGGTAGAGATTGTAGAGGGTCCGCTAGGCGAAAATCGGTACAGTCACCAAGGGATAGTGTTCGACCGATCACAGATTTTGCATATCCCGGCGTTTGTGCACGACGACGAACCACGGGGGCTAAGCCCCATTGATGTAGCGCGCGAAGCGATTGGACTTGGCCTCACGGCCGAGGAGTTTGGGTCACGCTTTTTTTCGCAGGGCACCACTATGGCGGG